TGCGCAAGTGCCGTTGTCTGGTATGGCATACAAGTGGTCTAGTCAAGGCCGCCAGTTGTTTCCATTTAGCGTGGCTAAAGCCAAAAGCGGTGTCAAGTTGCGTATTGACACTCGGCGCAACGCTGTAGGCGTAATTCTTATTGAGCAAAAAGACCCTGCAACAGCAATTTTTGAGACTGCAGGCCGCGCTAACGCAAACCGTTTAGGCGATCAGTTAGGTTTTGTTGGCGCTGGTCGCACTCGACTAATCGGGCCAGCCGTGTACAAAGCGCGGAGAGGCGTAGAAGCCGAAATGGAAAAGATGATTTTAGATACGGCGCGCACAGTTAGGCAGGCAATGTAATGCTGTCTATTCCGATCATCTCAGAGTTTGATGGTAAGGGCATTGACAAAGCCATAAAGCAATTTAAGCAACTAGAAACAGTTGGCGAAAAAGCACAGTTTGCAATTAAAAAGGCTGCCATTCCTGCCGCTGCCGCGCTTGGTGCAGTCACCGCCGCGTTAGGTGCAGCGGTCGCTGCAGCTGCAGAGGATGAAGCACAAGCCGCACAACTTGCATTGACATTAAACAACGTCACTGGCGCAACAGAGAAACAGGTCAAAGCAACTGAGGACATGATTAGCGCTATGTCAAGGGCTACCGGCACGGCTGACAGCGAACTACGGCCAGCGCTTGCAGTACTTGTGACTGGCACAAAAGACATTGCAACGGCTACAGAGGCATTGTCATTAGCACAGGATATTGCTATCGGGTCTAACAAATCGCTTGCTGAGGTATCTGATGCGCTTGCTAAAGCGTATGGCGGCAACATGAAAGGCCTACAAGCCTTGTCACCAGAGATTAAAGCCATGATTAAAGACGGCGCGTCACTCGATGAGGTGATGAATGTCTTAGGCGGCACGTTTGGCGGTGCAGCCGCGACCGCAGCAAACACTGCTGCAGGCAAGTTTAAGATATTAAAAAATTCGCTTGACGAAACTAAAGAGTCAATCGGTGCAGCTTTATTGCCAGCGGTAGAAAAGGTGTTGCCATTTTTGCAAAGGTTTGCAGATTGGGCACAAAAAAACCCTGGCGCATTTATTACTATTGCCGGCACTATCTCGGCAGTTGCGTTAGCAATTATGGCAGTTAACTTTGCTATGGCAGCCAACCCGTTTACGCTTATTGCAACAGGCATTGCAGTTGTTGTAACTGGTCTAGCAATTGCATACACAAAGTTTGAGGGTTTTCGCAACATTGTCAACACGGTGTTTAACGCAATTATGGCAACAATGGAAACTTTTGTTAATGCTTTTAACACGGTGCTTAACTCAATTATTTACGCGTACAACTTAGTTAACCCGTTTAGTGACATTCCACCTTTGTCAACTAACGTCAATTTGCCGCGCGTTGGTGGCAATAGCACTGGCGCATCTATTGGGTCTGGTGCGGCGCGTGAGGGCGGTGTTGGCACAATCATGGCATCAATGCCGTCTATGCCTAGCCCGTCAGCACCTATGGCTGGCGGTGGTGGTAGTAGCGGTGGTGGTGGCGGTAGTCAAGGGCCTGGCTTTGCGCCGACCAATGGCCCTATTGGTTATGTCGGTGGCATCCAAGACCGCGCACCTGGCAGTGTAACAATTAACGTGTCTGGCGGTATCTCAACGGCAGCCGATATTGGCAGATCAGTTGTTGACGCGCTGACCCAATACACGCAAGTGTACGGGCCGCTTGACTTGGCGATCAGGTAATGCCCGGTGCAACCGTCATCACTGGCGGCACATACCTATTAGAGCTGTCTAGCGGTTATGACTCATCAGCGTTTGTGTTGGATGACAGTTTGCTTAACGGCCCAGATGTGCTGGATGGTGACGGCGTGGACTTTAACGACATTACCGATGTGGCACAGTTAATTACAATTAGTCGAGGCCGCCACAAACCGCTAGACGTATTTGGACCCGGCACAATGTCTGTGTCAATTAGCGTGCCAGTAGGCAACCGTGACTACGACCCGCTAAACACATCTAGCGTTTATTACAACCAAGTTACAGAGCAACCCGGTCTAGCGCCATTGCGCGCAATTAGGGTTAGCCGTAACGGTGAGTACTTGTTTACAGGTGTAGTGACCACGTTTAACCAGACCTACAACATGGCTGGAATGACCACCTACAGCATTGCGGCAGCCGATAATACTTATGTGCTGTCACAGGGCAATTTGCCCGAAACGGCCACCACTAGCCAAACCTCCTCACAGCGCATTACAGCCGTTTTAAGCGCTGCAGCGTACACAGGCGCTACAAGCCTTACCGCTAGCCCTACAGCCACGCTAGGCGCTTACACCATCCCTAGCGGCACAAACGTAAACGCCTACATAAACCGCATCCAACAGGCTGAACAGGGTCGCATTTTCTGTGATCGAGAAAACGTGCTGACTGCCCAACCGCGCATTGGCACAACACTGGCAGCGGCCACAGCCACATTTAACGACACCGGCACAGCCACACCGTATGACAGCATCCTTGTAGAGTTTGATCAACAGACAGTAATTAACAATGTCAACGTCACTATTGCGTCTGGTGGCACGCTACAAAACGCTAGTAACGCATCCTCAATTAGCCAGTACTTTACGCAAACTGAGGCGATCACAGACAGCCTGCTTTCGACTAACGCGCAGGCTGCCACGCTTGCCAGTTACTTGCTTTACCCAATTCCGCGCCCACGTTTTACCAGTGTGTCAACCACGTTTGCCAGTCTGAGCGATGCTCAAAAAACGGCGTTAGCGCCTATTGAGATTGGTCAAACCGTGTCGGTAACTAAGACTTTTACATCCGGCACACCGTTAAGTGTCAATCAAGACTTAAGCGTTGAGGGCATAGATCACGTTATTGACATGAACACAGGCCACCGCATGACTTTGTGGACATCGGCAACCACCATCCTTGACCAGTTCATTTTGGATGACATCACGTTTGGTGTGCTTTCCACCACCAACGCACTTGGATGAGGTAAAGTACCGCTATGCCATTGACCACTTATGTTGCCAACGAGGTTTTGACTGCAGCCTCGTTAAATAACAACTTTACTTTTGCGGCAGCAAACCCAACAGGCGGGTTGGTGCGTGTTGGTGGCGGCACGTTATCTGGTGCATCCACATCGTTTGCCAGCGTGTTTAGCGCAACGTATGAGGCATACAAAATTGTGTTGTCTAATGTTGCGCCGTCAGCATCCACAAACTATTTAGCAATGACATTAGGAGCTACTGTCACTGGCTATTATTGGGCTTGGAACAGAACCGACATTGTTACGGGCACAATGTCTGGCGATGCCAGCGGCGGCACATCGGCATCGTTTAACGATCTTGCACAAGGCGTAACATTTGGTTTAACCATTGAGATGCAAAACCCGTTTATTGCCGCTAAAACCGCTATGCAACTGTCATCTGCCACATATAACACAACTGGCACGCAAAAAGTATTAACTGGTGCAGGGTTTTTAGATAACGTAACTAGTTACACCGGGTTTACTTTAAGCATTGCAGCCGGCACAATGACCGGCACAGTTAATGTGTACGGATACGCACTCAGTTAGGGCATGACATGACTAAACAAATACGCATAATTGACGGTGACACAGTAACAGATCGAGACATGACCGCAGATGAATTAGCCGTGCATCAAGCCATACAGGATGACAGCGCAGCGCGAGCCAACGCGCAAACCGCTAAAGACGCTGCCCGGCAAGCGGTGCTTGACAGGCTTGGAATTACAGCCGATGAAGCCGCACTACTACTTAACTAGGGGGAAACAACATGGGGCCAGTCACATTTACCATACATAACCAAACAAAGTATGAACTAAGAGTGCAATCATCAAACGGTGCAACCGCTGAAGCTGCATCTGGCGCGTCAACAAGTTTGGGTTTTGGCTCAAACGACACAAACATTACTAACGCAATGCGCTGGTATCAAGACGGCATTTGCATTTTGCAAGGTTCAGTTGCGTGGTCTGCTGGTGGTTCAGGCGCAGACGATGGTTGGACATCAAGCAACATCA